CGCCCTCAAGGTGTGGCGGCCGCTCGCCGAACGCGGCGAGCCTCGCTCCGAGGCCGGCATCGGCTTCATGTATCATCGGGGGCTCGGCGTCCGGGTCGATGACCGCGAGGCCGCGGTCTGGCTTGGCCGCGCGGCCGAGCAGGGCCAGGCGGAAGGCCAGCTCATGCTCGGGATGCTGTTCTACTACGGGCGCGGCGTCGCGCAGAGCTACGTGCGCGCCTATGCCTGGTGCGAGCTCGCCGAGAACGGCGGCAACAGCGACGCCGCGCTCTGCCGCGACGCCGCGCTCGAATCGATGTCGGAGGCCGAGCGCGAGCAGGCCTTCCGGCTGGTCGTCGAGTTGCGCGAGGCGCAAAGAGCGCGGAGGTAGGGCGGCGTGCGCTTCGGCGGCGGCATCATCGGGACTCTACCCCTGCTTTCCCGCCGATTCACAGGCTTGGAAGGGCAGGGGGCCGGCGAATTTTGGTGGCCTGTTCGAAGTCTATGCGGCACTCATCTGCACGCGTAAATGCTTGAAAATGCGGTAAAATCCTTTCCTGGTTCGGGCGCCTCCCCAGAATAACCCCTAGAATCAGGTCTGCTGCCTTCTGCGACGCCCCTTGCTTTCAGTTCCAGGACCTTCGGGGAAATTCCACCACCGAACGTTAGATTACGGAACCCTGTTTTTGCCGTCCAAGTAACCAGGGTGGGACAAGGAATGCGCTTCTATGGCTAAGCACCAAGACCAGAATCCAGATAGAACTACCAGCGAGACGATCTGGGCCTCGATGCGCTATGTCGAAAGCGCTTATGGCCTCTCCCAGAGCACGCAGCGCAACCTGAGCCGTCTTGGCAAGATCGAGATGGTGCGCCTGGTCGGTACCGGTGGTGGCAAGCTGGTGCGGGTCAATCTGCCGAGCGTCGATCGGTACTTCGCGTCCCTGCCGAAGGTCGAGCCCGGTACCGGACGCTGGCTGGGACCCGAACGGGATCGCGGCCAACACTCCGCAAAACGTGTCCGCACCGAGCCTCGTCGCTAGAAGGCCTTCCAGCGACCAATGATTAGCGACAGGGCAACTCAAGTTACAGGAGATCACAGTGGGCTTCCGGTTCCACAAGAGCTTCTCGATCATCCCCGGCGTTCGGCTCAACGTCTCCAAGACCGGGTTTTCCGGAACCGTCGGCGTTCCTGGCGCACATCTCAACGTTCCGATCACTGGTCACCGCAAGCCCATCGTGACCGTTGGCCTTCCTGGCACCGGGCTGTCCTATCGCGAGACGGTCAGCGGATCGTTCTCGTGGCTGAAAATCTTCATTTGGCTCGGTATCGTCGTGGCGCTTGCGATTGCCTTCATCATCTGAAGGGAAGGACCGCCATGACCAACAACAAATTCAAAACCCTCCTCCCCGACGAAGAGTGTGCGCTCGTCACCAAGGACGGCAGGGAGAATCTAGAATTGATCCTGCCTACCGGGGTCACAGATAACACGGTCAAGTCGACCACAACCATGTATTATCTGCTCGTGTGCTATTATCGATTCCTCCATGAATCAGGATTTTGTCCAGGAGCAGTTGGATTGGCTCACTGCCAACGCCGATCGGGACGGTGGCCTCGATTTCGGCGAGTGCCGGATCATTCCCGCGATCGTCACCAACTAGCCGGCTGGGATGGAGCCTCAATGGCTCAAGGCTGTTTGCCCGCTACACCATTTCGTCGCTGGTGCGTCGGACGCGATCAGCAGGGCTCCCTCGTGCGAATGCGACCCCTTCTGTGCGAGCGCGCCGGTTTTCGAGGGTGTCAGTGATCGGCGCCGGCCGGTGAGACAGTGGGAATCTCGCTCGCGCGCCGGACCTGCCTCACCCTATCCACGCTCGTGCTGGTGCTTGCGTCGCGCAACAACAGCCGGCGCTGCACGGCGGTGGCGACCTGTCCTACTGTGCTTGGGTCGAATTCCCGGCGTGCCGGGTCGAAAAGCGAGACAAGCTCACTGGCCACGTCCTTGAGGAACCGGCCGCGCTGCGATGGCTGAAGTGGGGCTGCGACCACTCGCAGGACTGTAAGCTCGTCGTCGGTGAAGCTGAGGATCATCGGAGGCAAAGTCGGCGGCAAGGCTCGATCTCCCATCTAGACTGAAGTTGCCCCAGAATTTCGGGACGAAAAGCTGAATAAGTGAGTCTTGTCAGCCGGTTACGTCAAATCTGAGCCCGAGAATCCTGCGCTGCTACTGGCAAGAAAAAGATGTTGCAATTCAAAGAGTTATCGCATTGCGAGTCATGGCAAATAATCGCACACCCATAAGTTGAGAAGCCCGAATTTGCTGAGTCATCTGAATCGGTTATCCTTTTGCAGGTGTGCTCGATGGGGGGCAACTTCGGTCTAGAAGGCGTTCTGGCAGTCCACAGACCGGCACCGGCTCACAGAAGGCCGTTCGTCAAGAGGGATCGAGACGCCGGCGCAGCGTGCCGTTTTGGCTTCTTTACCGGCCCTGGGTCGTGCGGCCCCTCCTGCGTCTTTCTACGCGCTCTCGCGGATCAGCTTTTTTAAGCTGATCGGGAAGCCGATTTCAGAGGTCGCAGCGGGTAACGGCCTCGTCGCCTCGCTGATGGCGGCGGAAATGCGGCCGATCTCACCCGTGGCACATGCCCGACCGGCATGCCTGGTCTGTCCAATTTTTTTGGTCGCGATCGTGTGGCACTATGGTAAGCTCGCAATTCGGTGCTGCGCATGCAGCATCAATTCAATGGTGAGGTTGACCGCAGATGCCCGCCTCTCGATCTGCACCCGCGCTGAGCGCGAAGGACTACGCTTCGATGTCCTTCGGGCCGGACCGGATGCTCTCTCTGAATGAAGCTGCCGTGCTGGCCGGCATCAGTCGGGATACCATCAGGCGCCGCTACGGTCACTTGATCCACCGCTTGTCTCCGAAGCGCGTCGGTGTTCGCCTGAAGGACGCGCTCGCGATCGGCAATCCAACTGACAACGCTGCTTGATCCTGATCTTTTGACGACCCCGCTACCCGCTGGGGGCTGAGCATGGCGGGAACTTGAGCTTGAACTTTTTGCGGAACGACCCCGCTTATCGCCGGGGGGTTAGAACGGCGATTAATATTGCAAAACTTAATCCGCTGACGGGACCGGACCGGGTCCTGAAGGAGAACCCGGCCCGCCCCTCTGCCGAAATGGATTGAAGCCGCGTCCTTAGCGCGGCCCGCGCCCTATGGCTGAGCGATCAAGAGGCGCCAACGCGCGCCTATTACGCTATCTACGCGCTCCCGGCAAGCGTTACCTCCTGCCTGCTTGCCTACCTGCTTGCCTGCTTGCCTGCCTGTATCTGGTGGTGGCGGCGGCGGCGTTTTCAGCGCCTGCGCTTTTCGGTGCTCGCGCTTTCGGCGCCAAAGGCACGCTGTCCCTGGCGCGCACTTACGGCGCCGGATTCCCCCTCCTCGCACGCGCAGCAGCAATCGCCGCAAGGCCCGATCCTTCTGCTCTCGGTCCTTCTGCGCTCGATCCTCTGCTCTCGATCCTGCGCGCTTTCCTGCGGACTTGCCCGCGCTCTCTCCACAACCTGCCAAACCCAACACATCCTCATCCACATCCCTGGAGAATTCGAATGATGATATCGCTCGCCAACGTCCATACGACCACCGCGGTCCTGCCGCCGCGGCTCATTTTTCATGGCAAGGAGGGAAGCGGCAAAACTACACTCGCTGCGCAATTCCCCAGCCCGATCTTTCTGCAAACTGAAGAAGGCTGCCCGGCCGGACTCTCGATCGCGACCTTCGGCCTGCTCGCGAGCTACGACGACGTGATCAGCGCAATCGCCGCGCTCGGTAACGAATCACATAGTTACCAGACGGTCGTGATCGATAGTGTCGATGTGCTGGAGCCGCTGGTCTGGAATGCCACCTGCGTCAACAATAATTGGAAATCGATAGAGTCCGCCGGCTACGGCCGGGGTTACGTCGAAGCCGACAAATTCTGGCAGGACTTCACCGCCGGCTTGGATTGGCTGCGCTGTAACCGCGGCATGAATGTCGTATTGATTGCGCACAGCGCCGTCGAAACTTTCAACGATCCGAGAGCGCAATCCTACACGTCATACCAGTTGCGGCTGCATAAGCGTGGCCGAGCGCTGTTGCAGGATTGGGCCGACGGGATCGGATTTCTCAGCACGGAATTAGTTATTCACACCGAAGATCAAGGGTTTAAAAAACGTACTCGCGCTGACGGTGGTTCGGCGAGGTATCTGCATTGGGAAGGCAAGCCGGCGTTCACCGCAAAAAACAGATACGCGCTTCCGGCCAAGATGCTCGTCCCCGAGGATTTCGACTTCGACAGTCAGTTGGCGCCGTATTTCCCCACACGCGCAGCCTCTCTCGAAGGGAAGGACGTTCGAAATACCAGCAGCGACGGCGGTAATAGTGCTGGCGCTGGCGTTGGTGCTGGTGACGGCGCCACCACAGTCGCCGCTGGTGCTTCTGCAAGCGGAGGTGACGGCCACCGCCATCACAGGTAATCGTGAAACCCGACAACATCATCAACAACAGGAGGAACACGAGGAACAGCTAACTGAAATCCACGAAATCCAAACTGAGATCAATTAAGGAGAACTTGCAAGGAGAATCCAATCATGACTGATGACTTCTTCGAACCATTCGATCCCTCGCAATACGAGGGGAGCACCTACAATCTGCTGCCGATCGGAATCTATTCGGCGCAGATAATCGATGCGAAAGTTGCCGTGCCGCAATCGGGTGACGGGCAGCGCGTCGAGTTTACCTGGTCGATCACCGAAGGCGATCACGAAAATCGTCAGGTTTATCAGAATATCCCGATCGTGCACTCCAACGCCCAGCATCAGGAAATCGGACGCAACCACCTGAAGGACCTCTGTGTCGCGTGCGGCATCACCACCAGCATCCCCAATCCGGAGCCGCTGAAATATATCCAGTGCAAAATCCGGATCGGGATCAAGAAGGACAAAGATGGCGTGTATGACGACAGGAACGAGGTGACACGCGTCTGGCCGGCGAGCTACGAGCCTCCTGCACCACGAGCCAACAGACTACCGAAACCTGCACAGGCACAAGCAACAACAACGACGACGGCGGCGACGCCCTCTCCAGCAACAGCAAGAACTCCAGCAGCAGCAGCAAGACCTTCGGCAGCAGCAAGGTCTTCAACGGCGGCAAGACCTTCGGCATCGGTGGAGGGCCTACGCTTCACCGATCAATGGCAACCGCCGAATTCTCCACAAACTCCAGCTTCGTCGTCGTCGCAGACTTCGTCTCCAGCTTCGTCTCCAGCTTCGTCTCCAGCTTCGTCATCGTCGTCTACTGACAGCGAAACCAAGGCGATGATCATAGGACTTCACTTAAAATCCCGGTTATCTCCGCAGGAGATCTCCGAGGCTTTGGCTACTGTTAACATAAACATACAGGCATCCGTGGTCGAAACTCTCCTTAATGCGTGGGGCAAGTACGACATCGGAGTTAATGCTGGGTCCAAAGCTAACGGCGGTACGTCACCACAAGCTTCACCGCCGCAAGCTTCACCGACGCAATCTTCACCGACGCAAGCTTCACCGCCGCAAGCTCCGTCGGAGTCCTCACCACAGACTCATGTTCCTTCTCACGGCGGTACGCCGCCGTGGCGTGGCTAGAATCAATCACCGATCGACAATCCTGACAAATATGGAGGTGCGCCACCGAGGAATTCAGCCGATTCTCATAGAGAAGCACTACCTAGCCGCGCCTAGGCAGAAACGCAGGGCACGGCTAGGGCAAGCTCAAGCTATCCAAGCTCAAGTAATAGAGGAGATCATCCATAATGACAGCACAGCTCAAGACCGGCAGTCCCTATGCTGCCGAACTCGACGCCCGACTCAGGAGCAACGAGCCGCTTAGCTCCATCGTCGACTGGTGGTGGGGCAAATACGACGAGTGGCTCCCCACTATCGTCGTTGAGGCTGAGGGGATCTGGAACCAGATCTCGGATCACGAGGAAACTATATTTTGTATTTGCGGCGCTGATGGTGACGATTCTACTTGGGATATCTTGAGGAGTCATCGCGCAGCGCTACAAGCGCAGGCGTAGCGTAGGCGTGGCGCGAAGAAATCCGACAGCAGCGCGGCGACGGAGAGACTGTTGCCGCGCTGCTGCCAGCCCGACCGAACCGAACCAGCAAAGGGAGAGATAGTCATGGCAGCACGGACGAAGAGAGCCACCACCAAGAAACCTGAAGACGAGAAACCGGAAGACAAGAAACCGGGAGCGGGAGTTAAGAAATCGAAATCGTCAGGAGCCAAGAAATCGCCGGGAGTAGGTAGTCCGTTCGCGAAGGAATTGGATATTAGGCTCAAGAGCAACGAGCCGCTTAGTTCCATCATCGCCTGGTGGGATCAGAAATACACGCAATGGTGCGTTACTCTCGACGCCAAGGGGATCAAAGGGATCGGCCCGATCTCGGATCGTGAGATGACTGTCTTTTGCGTCTGTGGTCCCGAGAACAGCCCCGACCCTGAGGTACAGATTAGCTGGGATTCCTTGAGGGAGGATCGCGCTGCGCTGCAGGCAGCAGTAGCGTAAAGTAGCGCCGGTATCCTGTTTACCGATTACGCAGTGACACACTGATTCACTCCCGAGCCGATGTACCAGTATTAGGAGTATAGAACCGTGTATGAAGTAGAAGCGTCACCCATCGATGTTGGTCGCGCACTCGTGACAGCGCCGCCCGGCACAATCGTATTACGCCCTTATCAAACCAATGCCGTCGAGGTGATTGTAGCTCACCTGTGTGCTGGTGGTGGCCCCGCGCTGATCGAGATGGCGACCGCGACCGGGAAATCGTTGGTCATTGCCACAGCAGTTCGCCGCATGCTCATGGTCAGCACCGCGCAGCGTGCAATCATTGCCGTTCACGTCCAGGAACTGGTCGAGCAGAACGTGAAGGCCTTGCTCGCGGTGTGGCCCGAGGCGCCTTACGGTATTTGTTGCGCAGGGCTCGGCCGGCGTGACCATGATGCGCCAATCATCTTCGGTACCATACAGTCGTTGGCGCGTGACGCCGAGAAGCTCGGCTGGCGTGATCTGGTGATAGTCGACGAATGCCAAATGCTCAGTCGTAACGAAGATAGCCAGTATCTTTCTCTCCTGGGTGTTCTTCGATCACGTGCTCCCGATCTACATCTCGTCGGTTTGAGCGCCACCTGCTTCCGTCTCGATTCTGGGTATTTGCACAAAGGCGAGGGCGCGCTGTTCGAGAAGATTGTCTTCTCGTATGGGATCGCTCAGGGGATCAAGGACGGATATCTCTCCCCGCTGCGCTCGAAAGGGACCCGCACGCGCATCGACGTGCGTGGCGTCCATATTCGCGGTGGTGAATTCATCCAGAACGAATTGGAGCGTGCCGCCAATATCGCCGAGGTCGTCGAGGGCGCGGTTGCCGAGATCGTCGAGCGCGGCAACAACAGCACCCGCGCTGATGGTGATCATGCTGATGGTGATCAACCCCGACGGCATTGTTGGATCGCTTTCTGCGTCAGCATCGAACACGCCTATGCGGTCCGGGATGCGATCCGCAGGCATGGAATTATTTGCGAAACTGTAACCTCCGAGACGCCGGCTGATGAGCGGCGGGCGATCTTTGCAGCCTTTCGTAACGGCTCGATCCGCTGCCTGATCGGCGTCAATATATTTTCGGTCGGCTTCGATATTCCGCAGGTCGATCTGATCGCGTTGCTACGTCCTACGTTGAGTACAGGACTCTACATACAAATGGTTGGCCGTGCCTCGCGGTTAGCTCCAGGAAAAAATGACGCTGTAATCTTAGACTTCGCTTGTAACGTTCGCAGGCATGGGCCGGTCGATGATCCTCAGATCAATGTCACCCACCGCACTCCCGTCGCAGCCAATACCGTAGCGACCATCACCTGCCCGAAATGTCAGGAAGAGAATTCTAAATCGGCGCGTGCCTGCGTGTGCTGCGGGCATGTGTTTGTAAGCGAGATCAAGATATACGAACCACACACACGTCAGGCTCATCACAGCGCCACCGCCAACGATGCGCCGATTCTCTCTACTCCAACAACCCCGACATGGATTCCGGTTTTCGGCGATCCCGAATTCAAGCTGCATCAGAAGCGTCACGATCCCAACGCGCCGCCGACATTGCGCGTAGAGTACATGGCCGGCTTCTCGCCCTACAGCGAATATATTAGCTTCGAGAGCCTCAACGGCTATGCGCGGTCATTCGCGCAGCGCTGGTGGATCGCGATGGGTGGTCTCTCCCCTGTCCCTGTGAGCGTCATAGAAGCGATCATGCGCCGGTCCGAACTGGGCCGGGTGACCGAGATACAAGTCGAGCGCGAGGGCCAGTATTGGCGCATCAGCCGCCGTCGCGTACTCCGAAACGAGGGCACGCTCGTAGAGATCGACAGCAAATATCATGTCACTACGTCAGCCGTCACTGCGTCAGCCGTCACTAGCCAGATCACATCGTCAGAGATCACGTCACCACTACAGAATTCATCAGAGACGGCTCCATTAGAGGCGCCAGAAGCAGCAGCTACGTCAGAGGTCGCTGCATGATCCGCCGGCGACGCCTCATTACGTCGAACCGTTCACCCACCAGCCAGCAAAGGAGAATTCCAATGGCTGATTTACGTACCTCTACCTCGCCTGTGTCGCTTAGCTCGGTGTCTAGCTCAGGCAGCAAATACGCCGCCGAGTTCAATGAGAGGCTCAAGAGTGACGAGCCGCTTCTCGATGTCGTGAGATGGTGGGATTCGGTGCTCGGTCCCAATATCGGCGACGATGTAATGCGGCAGTTGTCGAAGGCTGAGTCGGCCGCCTTCGGTCTCAGCTTATGCGCAGATTGGGAAGCGAGCTACGGCGCGCCCCCTGTCACAGACAAATTCTCAACCGGGTATCACCAGCAGGAATGCTGGGCGGAATTGGAGCAGGCCCGTGCAGCGCTGCTGCAGGCCTCGTAGACCAACACGACAGAGAGGATCGCCGCGGCGGCGACAACACGGCCCCTCTGTCGTCTCAAGCTTATTAGCTTAGCGAAGCGCGGCGCCCGCACATTCTCGATCCTGCTCGATCCTGCTCGATCCTGCTCGATCTTTGTCGCGTACGGGCGCCGCAGCAGCGTAGTTCTCAACATCAAACCGGCACCGTGGCTATCCTCACCAAGTTCAGCAGTAGTGATGCCCGTGATGCCTACGGGAGATATATAATGGGACCGTTTGGAATGACATATGCGCGTCTCGTCGAGCAGGGCTATGCGGTGCTGCCGATCATGCCGGGAACGAAGAAACCCGGCCTGCCGACCTACAACGGCAGCGGCGATTTTATGGACTTCCCCAACTGGCCGACATTCCCGTCTACTCTCACCCACTACAAGAATTGGGCGCTGAGCACTGCCGGGATCGGTATTCTTTTGGGGCTGCGGTCGGGTGATGTCATCGCGCTCGACAACGACAGCGACGATCCTGCGATTGCTGCTGCGCTGCGCAGCGTGCTTCCGGATACGCCAGTGAGGAAGAAGGGGGCCAGGGGGGATACCGGGTTTTACTACGGGCCGGGTATCGCTTCACGCTCTTGGAAGATCAACGGCTGCAAGGTGGTTGAGATTCTCGGAACGGGGAGACAAACGGTCCTGCCGCCGACTATCCATCCCGACACAGGCGAGCCCTATCGCTGGACCGGCGCCAAGACGCTCGAAGAGGTACGTCCGGAAGAGTTGCCACGGCTGCCCGCCAACGTCATCGAGCTGATCGGCGCAGCGCTAGCGCCGTTCGGCTACGAGCCTCCCGCACCCCACCGTTCGGACTGGGAGCGCAGTTCGGGTGATGGGCTCGGTGATGACCCGCACCGGCGGCTGAACGAAGCTGCGCTGGCTGATCTCGCGGCTTGGGTGCCGGCCCTCGATCTCTACCGGTGCCGTCCATACCGCTCCAGTGCGGGGGGAGGCTACGAAGCCGTGGCGACATGGCGCCCGTCAACGAAGGGCCGAGCAGATCGCGAGCGCAACCGTAATCTGAAAATAGCGCCCAACGGCATTAAGGATTTCGGCGCCGATCAGGGCTACACGGCGATCGACTTGGTCATGGCGGCGCTCTCTCAGAAAGGCGAATTATGCGACCTCGATGCCGCCTTTATCTTTCTGAGCAAGCATCTCGATTGGTCCGGCGGTGATCCACTGCTCGATATTCCGCTCGATGTTTCCGGTTTAGCAGAAGCGCCGGTGGTGAAGGTGGAGATGCTGGGGCTGGCAGAACTCGAAGGAAGCTCCAGCGGGAACTCGCACGGAAATGGCGTGCACAATGGCGTGCACAATGGCGTGCACAATGGCGTGCACAATGGCGTGCACAATGGAGGCGCGCAGGCGAGCGCGCAGGCAAATGGCTCGCAGGCAAATGGCTCGCAGGCAAATGGCTCGCAGGCAAATGGCTCGCAGGCAAATGGCTCGCAGGCGAGCGCGACGGTGATCCAGTTTCCACACGGGGCTGGAAGTGCTGGACCTGGAACTGCGGGCAGGGCGGAACCGGATACAGATGCACCTGGAGATGAGCCTGGATGGAGAGCGTTCCGGGAGCCGCCACCACCGCCGCACGGGGCGACGGCCGGTGATTTGGGAATCGTTGACAAGCAGTTGGAGAGACTGCTCCACCCACCGGGCCTGCTCGGCGATATCACCGACCATATCGTCAACAGCGCGCGCCAGCCGAACCGGCTATTTGCGCTCAGCGCGTCTGTCAGCATTGTCGGAGCGCTGCCGGGGCGCCGGGTCTTGGGGCCGACCAAGAGCGCTCTGCATTTGTACAATATCATGCTCGGCCCGTCCGGCACCGGTAAAGGGCATCCGCTGGAGTGCGTTCAACCGTACTTTGTGGCTGCCGGCGCCGGCCAGCATGTGCATCTCAGCGATTTTAGTTCCCAGAGCGTATTCAACAATATGCTTGTCGAGATGCCGCTCACGATCGCCGTCATCGACGAGATCACCGGCTTTTTATCGAGGATCGTGAGCCCGAAATCGGGGGCTTGGGAACAGGCGCTGGTCAAACAGCTCAATAAGTTGTGGAGTAATAACTGCAAGCCGTACGGTACCACGCCGACCCGGCAGGAGCGCAGCGTAACTATCGAATCGCCGGCATTCAGTCTCTTCGGTGCAGCGACGCCTGAGGAATTTTGGGACGTGTTTCGAGGTACCGAAGTCTCCAACGGCTTCTTCTCCCGCTTTCTCGTCTTCGAAGATGTAACACAGACAGAGATTCCCGAGCGTGATCCCCTCATTTCGGATGAAGTTCCCGATAGGCTGAAGCCGTGGCTTGCCGAGATTTACGAGTTTGGGAACGGGGGGATGGACATGGCGCAGGTCCTCAATTCCAAAGCCCGTCTTGAACCGCTGATTGTGCCGTGGGCCTGCGCTGAGGCAAGGGAGATCTATTTTCGCCTTAGCCGTTGGCGCAATCACGAGATCGCCAACGATGCCAGCAAGGGGCCGTATCTCCGTCGTTTGGCCGAAACGGCGGTGCGGTTGGCGACGATCCGCGCTATCGGGATCGCCGGGCGCCTGGCGAAGGTCGATGTCGATGACATGATCTGGGGGGCCGATCTGGCAACGATCCTGATCACCCGATCGATGCACCGGGTGCGGGGTAGCCTGCCCCAGAGCCCGCGCAGCGAGGTCTACGAGAAGCTGATCGACTTTATCCTCGACCATGGCTCGGCGACCAGGCGGGAAATATTGATCTTCATCCACGGACGACTCAGCATCCGCGACGTGGACGCTATGCTGGCTCAGGGCGTCGCAGAGGGACTGATCGTCAAGACCCCAACCGGCTATGCCGCACCGCCGAAGCCGAACAGGATGTGAATCGAACACTCCGAGCTTGAACACTCCGAGCCTTGAGTCACCTGGCTTGAGATTCGTTGTGCGAAGAAATCACGATGATACTCCCGATCCGACTTAGGTTTTGGCCTCTTGGAACCAAGGTGTGAAGTGGGTCGGGAGTAGATGCCTGGTTGCCACTGGTTCCAGGGCCAAATTCACTGGCGGTCAAGGCCGCCAAATTCCAAATGGACTTTAACAGTAACCATAGGAGGCTGATCGATGAATGAAAAACAGTCCACACAGGAGTGTACCGTGAAACAAGAAGAAGGCACCAATTTGCCACTCGGCAATTATACGGCGCAGATAGTGGAAGCAGAGATCACGACACTGCCATCGCGCAATAGTTTCCAAGGTCAGGCTTGCTCGCTTGAGTTGACGTGGCAGGCAATGCGGGGCGAGTACAAAGACTGTTTGGTACGGCAGTCTATTCCATTCCAGCACTCTAACGTCCAGGTGCAGGAGACTGGCCGCGCCCAGCTCAAAGACCTGTGCGCGGCCTGTGGTATCACTAAGGCGATCAAAACGGCCGATCCGCTCATGTGGATTCCATGCAGGATCAAGATCGGGGAGAGCGCCGATGGTCGCAATCTGGTGACGAGCATTTGGGCATTAGGTTCCAAGCCCCCGAGAGAGCCGACGAGAAAACAGAAGCTGTGCCCTTGCTGCGGCCAGTTGACCGACGCCGAGGACTTGGAACTAGCGCGGCAGGATCAATCCGGTCCTGCCGAGGAGCCCGAGCAGGCGTTCCGGCGTGGCTACCATCACGGCGTCCACATCGTCCTCGTGGCTCTCAAAGGCCGGATCGATCTTGTTCTGTGGCAAATGCTCAATGCGTTCGTCACCGTCGTGCAGGACTGGCGGAGCGCATGGTCCGAGCACAAGCGCAGGCGACGATCCGCTCCGGAACGAGTTCACTCCGCGCCGGAACCGAAGTGGATGTACGAGCGTGGCAGGATCCCCGCAGGTCACGCAGATCAATCGTGGGGCGTTCTTCGCTACCGGGGGTCGCTGGATAGCGGAGAATTCAAAGGCGGAGGCTTTTATGGATGGGACTCCCCCGAGGTGGCGCAGGCCATCCACACCGACTGGTGCAAACGCTACCCGGACTGGAACGTCGTCCTTAGGGTGCATAATTCCGCGAAACAGCAAAAGCCGGCGCCGGCGCCGCCGGTGCTCGAAGAAGTGCCGCCGATCGGCGAAACCAAGACCTTATTCCACTGACGCGCGTG